TGAGTTAAGCGGTACAGTTAATCGATTAGCAGCTACTCAACAGATTAATACCGACGGACTTAAAAAATCCAATGTAGAGATCGCTAATTCTGCTAAAACTACAGATGGTCAGGTAAAAGCCACAGAAGAAGCCAAAGCAAAATTAGCAGAGTTTAGCAATAGTTTCCAAATGGCACTGGCTAACAGCGGTATATTGACTACCATGATGTCGGCATTTACTGTATTGGCTAACATCGTTCAGAACTTTTTAGTACCAGTGTTTAATATGTTAACAACTGGAATTCGAGCCGCATTTGAATTTTTATATCCAGCATTTCTAACCATAGCTGGATTTTTAGTTGCTGACATACTTCCAATTTTCCAACAACTAGGCAGCGTAATTTCAGAATATGTATGGCCTGCTCTGCAATTAATCAGTGGTATAGTTGTTGACTATGTGCTGAAACCTTTTATGAGTGTTGCTGGATATATTTGGGATAATCTTGTGCCGATCATGGCTGCTCTAGGTACTTTGTTCTTGCTAACGCACGGTCAAATGTTGATAACTAAAGGATTAGAACTAGCCAGGAATGTCATGATTGGGGTCCAAACCGGATTGCTGTTTATATCCAGCGGTGGACTTACAGCCTTAGCCGCAGCAACATGGGCAGCTGTTGCTCCCTTCCTTCCATTAGCCATTGTTGCTGCATCATTGATATTGATATTCAAAGGATTGTATGACGGTGGTGAGAGTTTTGGTACAGCCTTACAGGCAGTTGGCGATAATATAAAACGTTTTGGTTTAGGATTACTAGACATCTACCTAATGATAGCTGAAAAAATTGCCAGCTTGTTTGGAGGCAGTGACGCTGTCAAGGCCGCCAGAGAGGGGGTTAAAGCTGAACAAGCTATCCTTGACGGGCGAGAAACGGCTAGAGATGCAGAACGTGCAAAATTAGCCCACGAAAGAAATGCTGATACAAAACAACAAAAACGAGATCAAGCCGCGGCTAGTATTGATCAACGGCTATTAGGAATCAAACAAGGGCACGCTGGAAAATTAGATGATGCCAATAAAAAAGAAATTTCAGCCAAAGAAGAAAAAGCACAATTAGATTACGGTACATCTGATCCAACGGCACTATTGGCCTCTGAACTCAGAGCACAAAAAAGTGGAATATTACCGGCATCAACTGATGGAACTAAAGCGGTAATTACTTCAGCAGAAGAAGCTAAAAAAGCCGCAGTTGAAGCCAAAACAGCCGCAGAGAAAAAAGAAGATGATGCTAAAAAAACTGAAGAAGAGAGAAAAGGATCTAAATCAGCTCCTGCTCAAGAATCAGCTGAAAGCCTATTGTCTAGCTTAAATACTAAACTAGAACAATTAATAGCTGTTAACAAAGGACAGTTTGAATTAGAAACACGCCAATTATCAGCAGTACAGGCAATGAGTAATGATTTACTCAAATCAATCTAATTCAACAACATAGGATTACTTATGAGTTGGAAAAAACATTTTACACCAGTTAATATTAACAACCAAGGCGGATCATTAAGTCCGGTTGGTAGTTCTAGAGGCCGTGCTGGCCCAGCTCGTGCTAACTATTCAAGTTTCTTACCTGATGTGTATGCTGGTACTCCAAATCGTGTTGAACGTTATATGCAATATGACACTATGGACATGGACAGCGAAGTTAATGCTGCCTTAGATATTTTAGCAGAATTCTGTACACAAAAAGACAAAGAAAATGCCACACCGTTTCACACATTCTTCCGCGGCCAACCAACTGGTACTGAAGTTAAGTTAATCAAAGACGCACTGCAAAAATGGACTAAACAACAACAATTTGAAACACGTATTTTTAAAATTGTTCGTAACACGTTTAAGTATGGCGATTGTTTTTTCCTAAGAGATCCAGAAACTAAAAAATGGTTATTTGTTGATGCAGCCAAAGTAAGCAAAATCATTGTAAACGAAAGCGAAGGTAAAATTCCAGAGCAATATGTGATTCGTGACATTAACTTTAATTTTAAAGAAATGGTGGCGGTAACACCTCATGGTACAACTAACACAGCACCTAGCGGTGTAAGTTCATATACATCGGGTGGCGGGTTTGGACGTGGTATGGTAGGATCAGCAGCTCAACCGCCAGGTACACGCTTTGGTAATCAATCAAATGAAATCACAGTTGATGCTAAAAATGTTGTACATATCAGCCTATCAGAAGGCCTAGACAATAACTATCCGTTTGGTAATTCATTACTAGAAAGTGTTTTCAAAGTATACAAACAGAAAGAATTACTTGAAGATGCTATCATTATCTATCGTATACAACGTGCTCCAGAAAGACGTATTTTCTACGTTGACGTAGGTAACATGCCAGCACACATGGCCATGGCTTTCGTAGAAAGAGTTAAGAATGAAATCCAACAACGTCGTATTCCTAGTGCTACAGGTGGTGGTGCTAATATTGTTGACTCTTCGTATAATCCCTTATCAACTAACGAAGATTATTTCTTTCCACAAACAGCAGAAGGTCGTGGATCAAAAGTTGAAACATTACCGGGTGGCACTAACCTAGGTGAAATTACAGATCTACGTTTCTTTACAAATAAATTATTCCGTGCTTTAAGAATACCAGCAGCATACCTGCCAACAGGTATTGAAGAATCCAGTAACACAATCGCTGACGGTAAAGTAGGTACAGCATATATCCAAGAATTACGATTTAATGAATATTGCAAACGCTTGCAATCTATGATTGTTGAAACGTTTGACTTAGAATTTAAACTTTGGTTACAGACACAGGGTATCAATATTGATTCAAGTTTATTTGAACTCAAATTTAATCACCCACAGAACTTTGCAGCATATCGCCAGTCAGAACTCGATACTGCCCGTGTAACAACGTTCGCACAGTTACAAGAAGTTCCGTACATGAGTAAACGTTTTGCTATGAAACGATTCTTAGGATTATCACAAGAAGAGATCACAGAAAACGAACAACAATGGAAAGAAGAAAACGGAGCGAAACTTGAAGCACCAACAAACGCAGCAGCAGAATTACGTTCAGCAGGAATTACTCCTGGTGGAATAGCAGCAGATCAAACAAGCCAAGACACTGAAGCACCCGAAGATATGGCAGCAGCCGCAGAACCCGGGGCAGAAGGTGAAGCAGCAGCAATCGAAACCCCAGCTCAATAATATAAATATAAACATGCTTCTACGTGAATTCATCTATTTTAATGACAACAACAACGATTTTGCTGTTGATCGTCGCTACGACAACAAACGTGATAGTTCTGTTGTTGAAAAAGAAGATACTCGTAAAGTAAGGCTAACATTACGCCAAATCAATCAGCTAAGACTTCAAGCAGAAGCCCACAACGCTGAACACCAATCTGAGCTGGGATTCATCCAACAAATGTATGCGACCCCAGTAAGTGAAGAAACAGCAGCCTGATAACACCGCATTCGTACTTGGGAATGGACGCAGTAGAACGGCAGTTAATCCAACATCTTTGAAATCTCTAGGAACTTTATATGGTTGTAATGCCTTATATCGAGAGATAGCTCCTCATTATTTGATAGCTGTTGATGTTAAAATGGTTAACGAAATCATAGCGGCAGGCTATCATAGAATACACCAAGTATGGACTAATCCTAACAAAGGCATCAGTTCTAAAGCCAACATAAATTTTTTTACTCCGCATAAAGGCTGGAGTTCTGGCCCTACAGCATTATGGTTTGCAGCCAGCCAAGGACACAAGGAAATATATATAATTGGCTTTGATTATCAGGGAAATAACGGCAAATTTAACAACGTCTATGCTGACACTTTTAACTATAAAAAGTCAACAGATTCTGCTACGTTCCACGGTAATTGGTTAAATCAAACAGAAAAAGTAATTAAAGAATTCAAACACACTAAATTTTTTAGAGTAATCACACCAGACGCATATATTCCAGATAAACTAGGCTCCACCTTACCAAACCTTAGCCACATACATTTTACAACTTTTGAACAAAAATTTCCAGGCACTATATATAACGAACAAACCGATCAAAAAAGTACCATTTAATGCCATTTTTTAAAATGTGTGTTAAATAATTCGACAGCCGAGTCATCAATATAAATTTTAGGAGAATAACATGGCAGATAAGAAAATTATCGAACAAATGCTAGAGCATTTGGTAAATGACGATCAAGCAAGAGCAGAAGAGCTCTTCCACGAATACGTAGTATCAAAATCACGTGAAATTTACGAAGAATTGATTGAATCTGAAATTTCAGAAGAATCAAAAGAAGAAGAAGAAGAAGTTGAAGAAGCAGCTAAAGATGAAGATGCAGAAGACGAAAAAGTTGACGAGTCAACAGATGAAGATGAAGACGAAGTTGAAGAAGGATTTGAAGATATCGCTATCGAAGCAGATGACGAGATGGGCGGTGATCCAACTGACGACTTAGAATCAGAATTAAATGCTGAAGAAGACGGCGAAGAAGAAGCTGAAAAAGGCGAAGAAGAATTATTTCAAGACCTAGAAGCTATCGTTGACGAACTTCAAGCTAAATTCGATGAATTAAAAGGTGAAGAAGGCGAGCATGAAATGGGCGGTGAAGAAGAGCCAAAAATGGACGCTTTTGAACCAGAATTAGAAACAGTACGTGAATATGTTGAGAAAGTTCCAGCAGGTCACGGTGCTGAAAAGAAAGGTGCTGCTGAAAAAGCTGACAACACTAAGTCAACAATCGACAACATGAAGAATGACATGGGCGGTACAACTGCTAACATTCTAAGCAGCAAAGAAGATTCATCTTCAAAAGGTACAGCAGGTGGTTTAGCAGGTAACAAACCTAAAGAAGATAATGCAGGTAATATCAATGTTCCAGGCGGTAAAGCAGGTAATGCTTTCTCAACAAAAGAAGCTGGACATGGTGCAGAGAAAAAAGGTGCTGCTGAACAAGCAGATAACACCGGCAGTCTTTTCCGTGGTAAACGTTAAGAGGAAATAACTAGGTGAACAACAGATTAACACTAGCAGAACATTTGAGTTACGATCAGGCTAAGATTGTCTTAGAGAGCGAAGAAGATGGTAACGGCGGTAAGTCGTTACATTTAAACGGTATCTGTATTCAAGGTGATATCAGAAATCAGAACCAACGTGTTTATTCTTCTCAAGAAATTGGCAAGGCTGTCAAAACGCTCAACGAGCAGATCGCTGGCGGTTACTCCGTGCTAGGTGAAGTTGATCATCCTGCAGATTTACGTATTAATCTTGACCGCGTTAGCCATATGATCACGAAAATGTGGATGGATGGACCTAACGGCTACGGAAAACTTAAAATACTCCCGACACCCATGGGCAAGTTGATTGAAACTATGCTCACGTCGGGAGTTAAATTAGGTGTTAGCTCAAGAGGATCGGGTGAAGTTGACGGCAGCGGTAATGTTCAAGGATTTGAAATTATTACTGTAGATGTTGTTGCTCAACCATCAGCTCCTGGAGCTTACCCTACACCAGTTTACGAACACTTGATGAATAATCAAGGTG